CGACACTACCTCCGCGCAGCCATTGGTGGCTTCTGTAATTGCGCTCATAGCTCCAATTGGAGCATCGAGAACAATATATGCAGAAACCGTGATCGGGGTAACGGAATCGACGCCAGAGATGACAGTTTTGTCAACTCGGACGACGCTACGTCGCCTCAATTTCATTCCAGAACCAGACTCTTGATGTTTAATCGAGAGGCGGTGAGGAAGAGATGGAGTTTCACCCGATTGGGCGAAAACCGTCTCACGGCCGTTGGTGCTGATGCGACTGAATTCAACTTCAGTCCCGGCAGCATTCTTCACTTCGTTTGTTACCAGTGTGTTACTTAGCATGCTTCTTGTTATAGAACTAGGGGGTTTCCCCTCTAGCCTGACATATGTCAGGAGTTGTTATGTACGCCTTCGTGCTATCACTAGGGCTGCACCAAGACTGAACTCTTTAGGAGTTAGTCCGCTCAACTCAATTGAGCTATGCGACGGTAGGGCCGTAGACCTGCGATAAGCAGTCTGCGTCACTACGGGCATTTGGCTAGTTGAGATCAACTGTCCGGATCCGAAGATGTAAGTCCCTTTCGAGACTACGATTCTACGTTTCCGTTTTATCGACCACAAGTAGCGTCTAACGTTTATCACCGGTCTCATGTTCTCCGTCTTCAGTGAGTCTAGATATGGGCCTATGCCCACAAGCCAGTCCACTGCAAACGACCATGGGATGGCGTTCCAGATGATCGCGGGATTAAGATTAATCCCTAAAGCATCTAGGTGACCAAGTAGTTGAGCGTGCTCAACTTGGTATCCCGTATAATTATAATTATACTGGATCTGAGCATGAAACTCCGTCGGTTCATAGTATACCTGGCGGCTGGCGAAACAACCGGTTCGGTTAAGTGATGGAAACATCACACACCCGACCCTTCGTTCATCGTCAGTTGAATCCTCGTATTCTACCCACTTATAAACAAAATGTTTATTTTGTGGCCGACCGGAGCGTGTGACGAAGTCGTTTATACGACGTTCGGTACGCGACATCGCCTTGTACAAAGAGGCGATGTCTGATAAGAGCGGAAGGAGATTGAACTGAGTGTTCAAGTAACTCCCAGCCGCACTTCGGAGCAGTTGATTAAAGGTCACGCCCTTCTTAAAAGGCCATGGACCCAACTTCTTCAGAGCATTCAGAAAACTGGTGCTCCTAAAAGTTGACACTGCTTTTGAAACGGGACGCTTGAAGTCCTTTAACTCCAGAATGAAGTTAGGGAGGTCAAGTTCAGCCTTGATTATCGGAAGCATGCTCGCAAGAGCAGACTTCGTCAGTACATCAAGATTGTCGGGACTAGGTATAAACCCAGTCTCGAGTTCCGGATCATATAATAAGGGTAGATCGGTATCGAGTCTACCCCCGTCACCGAAGGGAGTCAATACAACACCTCCAGAGAGGTGTTGATCATAGCCAGCCGCGAAGTACTCGAGATTACCGAAGCCATACTGTTCGGGGTAATACCCCCAGTTGTCATCGATAACTCCAGTACTTCCACCCTCACCCGGAGCGGCCTGAACACTCTTATAGTGTTCAAAGTCTTTCCAGTTGAGACGCGAGCCCTGCGAATTAGGGGTGTATATCTCGAACAATGGGGAATACCCCAAGGTCGAAACATCCACATAATACGGAGGCTCGATAGGTTGACCAACAGGTGTGACAGTGAACATTTTTGTTCTGATGTCGCCTGAAGGCGGGATGACTGTGGTTCTTGACTCACTTGCCATTAGCGTGGATTGTTGAAGTATTCAACATTTAGGGTAACGCCCAACAGGGGCG